AAAAGCGTCTACAATCGTTACGTCTTCTCCTGTCTCTGGATCTTTTACTGTTTCCGTTGTTGTAGTGGTTGTGTCCGTTGGCGTAGTTGTGGTGGTTACACCCCTATCCTTTAAGTATTGATCTAAACCAGAACCTTGGCCGCCAGCAGTGGTTCCTGCCATGGAATAACCGCTTTCTTTAAGCCACTGGTCTCCAAAAGTTATCCATTCCTGGGGGCCCATTGGACCATGGCCAAAGGTATCTTTGTACCACTTACCAAACTCAATGGCCATTTGCACGGGACTTTTGTTTAAAATTTTTCCTAAATCATAAACGGTTTCGTCTTCACCAAAAACGGTGCCTATACTAAAATCATCTTCAAAAGGGTTTGACATACTATCCGCCGCCTCCGCCAGTTAACCATGGTGGTAATCTTCTATTGCCCAATGGGTTGTTCTTAATAAATTTCGCCACTTCATCGGCCAATGCGCTTGGTGCAGGCGCACCCGCAAACGTTCCAGTCTTTTCAAAATAAGACATAATTTCTTCTATAAAGTTTTTAGGCATTCCGAAACTGGTTGCAGCGCTTGGTATTGCATCTATACCAGCAGCTCTTAATTCTTCTCCAGTGCCATATTCACTACCCATACCAAAGTTTTTATCATACCTATACTTTCTGTATTCTTCCGGTGTTCCATACATATCTTTCATTTCCATTGCTTTAGCCATTGCCTCTTCTGGAAACATGCCTTGAGCCATGTATGTTTGAGGGTTAATTAAACGAGCAATCTCATTCATGTCTGCCCTTGTTTGCTTTTCTTCTATGACCCCTGCTTGCATTCTTCCACGCATTTTTGTGTTTCTACCGCCGGGCCTGTTTCTGGTGCCTCTTGCTCCTATAGGTGTCATTGCCGCAATTCCGGCAATGCCTTTCATTCCACCGTATTTTCCTGCCACAGGTCCTCCGTTTTTGTAACCTTTGTACCCCGAAGCGTATGCTGCTTGGGCTTGCTTTTGTGCTCCGGCTTTCGTTGGATAAACCTTTCCAGACTTACCCCACTTGTAGCCTCCGCTTACTTTTTTGATAGGCATTATAGTATAGGAACCGTGGTTGCACCGTTTGTTGATACGGTTAATTTTCCAAGCTGTCCTGCGGCTTTCACGCCTTTTCCGTCCGGCGCGTATAATGTTTGCCACTTGTATCCATCAAAAACTTGCAGACTGTCTTCTGTCAAATTCCAGATGATGTCTCCACGACTAAACAAATTTTGGTCGCGAGTAGTATTAGTATACTGATAAGTTGCTGTAGGATCAAAGCCTTGTAGGTTTAATTCTAAAATTCTTACCAATCTATTAAAAAGATCAGAGTCAACGTCTCCCATTGCTATGGGCAAACGTGTATCAAGTAATCGTGCCATTATCTCCTGCCATCCGGTCTGGTGTTTAATCGCATATCTCCAAGTCTCCACCCCACACCAAGCCTTGCTTCAGTGCTTGCGTCGTCATCAGACTCTAGTCTAACCACTGCTTGTCGTGCTCGACCTCTTAAATCTACTTTTTCTGTGCTTTCTGTTACTTGGCTTGTGCTTTTAGTTGTTAAGCTTTCGTTTGGATAATTTCTAGTTTTTAACACAAAATTAACGACTTGACCTGAACCGCCACTACCTAAAAAACGCACGTCTGGAATTGCGTTTTGTACTTGTGTGTACGCGTTTCCTATGCCGTCCAATGAAAAATCAGCCGATTCAATGTAAACGTTGTCCATAGGCGTTCCGTCTGCGTCGTTTCCAGTCTCGTGTCTGTAGACATAGTTATATGTATCGGTGCCCGTGGCTCTTGGGTAAGGTTGCACGCCTTCGTCTAACCAAGCAAAGCGTGTCATTTGTCCATAATACCAAACGTTTTCTTGGTAATTAAAAACAACATACCTGTCTATTTCTGAAGAACTTCCAGAAGGGTAGAACCAACCGACTTCGTTAAACTGTCGATTTAAATAACCAAACACTTTAAACGATTGACTTTGATTAAAATCATTAAACACATAGTTGTGCACGGAACAAGGCACTCTTGAAACAGAACCGTTGTAGTTATAAAAACCGGAACGATCCATCCAATATACCCCTGCTGGCGTATTAACAGCAGCTTTAGGAGCAACCATACCTACCCCTGAATTAATTAGGTTTACACCAAAAGTATAGGGAGGACCAATAAACTGCATACTATACAACGCATCATCTGTCCAAATTAATATTTCTTGCCGAGAACGAAGTGCGCCAATAATTTGTGTGCCGGCAGACAAACGTAAAGATCCCGCCGTGTTTGTTAAAGTAGGTTTCCAATCATTAATGTTTTCTTGGTCAGACCAAGCGATAAACATAGGATCAATGGCACCTGTTCTGGCTGTGCCCGCATCATTTAAAGGGTCAGCACCCAAACAAATAACGTGCCTGTCAACGTCGCTAACAAGCACTTGCAAAGCAAGGGTTGGAGGAAGAGTTGCACCTAACTCTGTTAAACTTTGAGCACGCGCACTTGTTCCGTTGTCCTCGGTCCAATAAAAAATACCCCCTGCTCTTGGGTTTATAACCAAGTCTTCGCCAAAAGTATCGTGCGTCCATATTCTTAATTGGTTGTTAAACGCAAGTGTAGAAGCAGAACCAAAAGTAGAATCACCCCATGTACTCGCTCCCCAACCTGAACCAGAAACATAATCATCTAGTCCTACACTGATTTGATATTTGGCAACTGTAGAACCGCCACCGCCTCCAGAAACAGTTGCATTAGCTGTAACCGTAGCTCCAGAAGTGTCTTTGGCTTCTATTGTGTAACTATTCGCGTTTACAATTGTTGCTATTTGGTATTCTTGGTCAAGAACAGTGTCTGTAATATTACTAGTGCCTAAAGTAGCGGTATCAGTAAAAGTAACAAAATCATTTTGCACAGCGCCGTGCGAAGAATCAGTTACTGTAATAGTGGAGCTTCCACTTGCACTGGTAAAAGTTGCCGTACCCGTGTTTGTGGCTCTTATAGGTGTTATATCGTAAAAACTGGTTCCGTCTTTGACATAATATTTTAGCGTGGTTCCAAGACTTAAATATTTTGTACCGCCCAAAGAAACCCATGCGTGCAAAGCTCGTCCTGTTCCTAAATACGTATCTGTTTGTTCTTTTTCCCAGCCCCCTATTTTTTCAGGGAAGTTTTTACGAAAGCGTACCAAGTTAGAATCAAACCAGCCGCCTTGAGCAGAAAACGCGGTTCCTTCTCTATTTACTCCTGGGACAAGTTTGTATGTAGCGTACGGCATTTTTATATATTATCCTTTATTTCTTAACTAGACTACCACCAAAATACATACCAATAATGGCGGAAACTAGGTTTGTATCTAATTGCGTTATTACCAATCCTTGAAATGTAATCCATTCAAAAACTTCTCTTCCTTCTTTAAAAAACCAAAACCCTGGATTCCAATTCGTGTATCCAACCGTTACATCGACGTTTGGAGCAAACACGGCTACAAGCTTTGGCAACAGCACGATTGCAAAAATAGAAGTCAAAGCAATAATCCTTCGTGTCCATGCAAAGCCTTTGTCCTTTAGTCCGTGGTCCAAGGATTGTTTACGAGCTTTCATTTCAAACTCACCCCTTGTTATAAGAAGCTTTTGCTCTTCGGCTTTTGCTTTACGACTTTGTGCCCATATACTTAACAAACTACTCAATAGAGTAGATCCCAACATGGTGATTATCTCAAACGGAAAGCCCACTTCATACTTTAGGTTTAGAGCTATTTGTATACAAGCCGAACCAGGCTGCCCCAGCACCCACAACAATTGAAATTAAGCCTGATTGTTCAAAACTAGGGTCTGGTAAATCCATGAACCAAAACGTTGTAAAGTATAATAAATACATATATACCCCTAGAAAACACCTAGGAATAATGCGCCAACTGTCTATGGCTTGTGCTACAAATATAAACTTTTGATAAGGGTTGTCGTTCTTCTCATCTTCTAAAGTTCTTATTTTATCTTTAAGCGCAGAGTTCTCTTGAAGCATCTCCATGAACTTGGATAAGTCCATCTCAACTTCGTTTCGAGACATGTCGCCACCGAATCTGCTGCTTGGATGATATTGATCGTCGCCCATGCTATTTCCTCACTACTTTTTTAGTGTAGGCCTCATTCTTTTTTGTTTTTGGATCATCCTTAACGTACTGGCCTTTTTTGTTTCTAGTACGCACAGTTATTTCTTCCATGCCTAAAAATGTTTTTTTAAACCAGTTTGTTAGCCCTATTTCTTTTGCATACCAAGTCATAAATATTACGCTCCTTATTTAGTTTGCCAATGGGTTATCGTTCATGTTTTTTAAACTTCTTACATCATCGTACATAGAATCAACACTTGCATTGATGCCAGCAACACTTGTTTGCAACGCAACAATATCGTCTTTAATAGGACTCAAGTCTTCTGTTTCTATGTTTAACGATTTAATCTGTTCCCCTACAGCAACCACTTGCTTATCCATAATCGCTACTTCGTCAGCAAGCGCATCTATTTCGTTAATGTAACGAGCCATCTTAGATTCTAAATTAGTAATTCTATTAACGTAGCCCGCACCTGTATAGCCGAAACCAGCAAGGGTACTGACAATACCAGCCAGTGCAATCAGTTGCGTTGTTTTACTTTGAAACCAGTCCATTTTTTCTCCTAATAATATTTAGTAACTTTTCTTCTGTCGTCCATCACTGCACCGCAAGCTTTTGCAATTCCTGATCTTACAAGGCCCCCGTTTTTCATTTTCTTAACCGCTGAGTCTCTCAACGCTTTAGCGGTTGGAGCGCCTTTAGAACCAGGCTTTCTCATTCTTTCGCCTGAACCCGCTTTTATTCTTTTTCTTTTAGCGTGGATGTTATCCCACAATCCTTTTTGTTTTGCCATATCAACACTTC